CTCTAATCATTTACCTTACCCCGCCAAATTCCAACAGGGTTATTCGGTCACTCCCGTGTTGAGCGATCAACTCAACAAATATATTATGGCATAAAAAAAGAGGGGCGTCAAGCCCCTCCAAAAAGTATGTGAAATATAGATCACATAAGGTTAGTAACCTTAACACGTCTGTAGTAACGGTTAGCGTTAGCTGTAAGTGCGCCTTGACCTTGTGTAAGACCCTCAGCGAATGGGTTAGCGACCATTCCGTAACGAGTCTTAAATCCAATTTTAGGTTGGAAGGTGTCAGGACCCACAGCACGAACCATCTGGAGAGGCACATAAGGGCAGTAGAAGAGACCTGCGTCATAAGCACTGCTACCTTTGTAACCAGCCACATAGAAGTGAGCATCGGAAACGTTGGCAGAGTAAGGATCGACGTAGACCTTAATACGACCGTTAAGTGTACCAGCAAGAGTGCTGCTGTTGTCGTCGGGCAGCAAGTTGCTGTTACCAGACAGAGCAGGAGTGTAATCAAGCACACCAGCCATGGACAGAGCAGATGCCACATCAGCAGAGCAGATGAGGATGTTGCCCTTCCCGCGACGAGTTTCATGCCCGATAGCATTCATGTCTCTTTCGATTTGGAAGAGAAGACCTTTGAATTTCTCAACCGACCAGCGACCGTTGGAGTCAACGTCGAGGTCAAACACGCCTGCAGTTGCAGTGTTGTTTTGTGCACCAGGTCTAGCGATCTTGTAAACAGTTCTGACAACCTCACGGTTGATTTCAGCCAGCACTTCAGTGCTGAGGATGTTTGCAAGCTCAGACTCAGCGTCCAAACCATGCACTGCCTTGAGGTCTTGAGCAAGCTCCAAGCTGTATTCAGCTTTGAGGGCTCTTGACTTCGCAGTAACTGTAACCTTTTCAATCGAGAATCCCATCTCGTTGAAGTGGTTAGTAGCGCCATCGCCCAAGGCTTCTGCCTGAGCTGTAGTCATACCTTGACCACCGATGGTGTAGTTACCAGCAGCGTCAGCAAGCAGACCAGGATTGCTACCAGTCTGAGTGTTAGAGGCAAGACCGTTGGAGCTATTCTCAGAAGAATGCTCAGTGTCAACTTCGTTGAAGAAGGTCTCAACGCCGCTGTTAGCGATGTCTCTGTTAGTGCCCTTAGTGGAGCGCATTGCGAAGATCAGTCCAGTAGGACCAGTCATAGGCTGCACACCGCAGATGTCATAAGCAATAAGCTTAGGCATGGAGCGTCTGATCAGAGAGATCAGCACAGGGTCGAAACCTGCAACAGGACCTGTAGCAGTGCTGCTACCAGAGTATCCTGTTCCTCCCAAGGAGTTAGTAGGAGCAGCTTCTGTTACCAGACCGCGCTCTTCCTTGAGGAATTTTTCTTGGTTTTCCAGGAGGACAGAGGTAACCGCCTTTCTGTAGGTATCCTTAATAGGATCGAGCTCATTGTGCTCAAGAATGGGGTTCCACTTCTCTTGGAGTGCTTCAGCGTTAAACATTTTAGTACTCTTTATTTGAAAGTGAAAGGAAAATTATTTGCTCCAACGGGAGATCGCTTGGGCATATGCTGCCATTGCGTCGCCAGTAGGTGCGTTCTCGACTTCAACATCCTCAGTGACCGTAGTCGCTTCAGGTTTTGTAGAGAAATACGATTCACGGAGGGTAGAGACCTTCGCACGGAAAGACTCTTCATTTTCAAACTCAACAGCTTCCGCTAGGGAGACAAGCTTCTCGCGTTGCGAGAGCGAAAGTCCCTCAGCGATCTCTGTCACAATCCCATTCTTGATATAGGTGCCAACACTCTTAGAGAGCTCGACATTTTCTTCAATAGACTCGTTGAGTTTTGCTTCCATGGTATCAAGTTGTGCCTGAATTTCTTCAACGACATCAACTTTCTCTTCGGGGAGATCAATATAGTTCTCCACGAAAACTTGCTTGAGACCAGTCAACATGTTCTCAGCCATCTCGGTCTTAATACCGTTCTCAATGGCGAGCTCATTCTTGGACATCCATTGACCAACCGCATAAGTCAGATACTCATCGACTTTTTCTGCGAGGTCGGACTTAACAGTCTCAATTTCTTCTTCAAGGACTTTAGCGTAGTCCTCGTGCATACGCTCCAGCTCTTCGTTGATTCTGGAAACGACCGCTGCTTCAAAGATAGTCTTAGCTTTCTCTTTGAATTCCTCAGACAGTTCTTCACCTTCTGTGAGAGCAGCAACGTCGGCAGACAGATCAACTTCGATCACTGTCTCCTGTGCTTCTTCAGCGGGCTCTTCAGCAATCACGTCGCCTTCAGGCTCGTGACCAGCTTTCACATCACCCTTAGCAGCAAATTCTGCTTTAGCGCCAGAGGCATCAGAGGGCTTAGTTGTTGGAGCGGGGGCATTACCACCAGCAATAGTCTTATACTTATTGCTGTCATCAGTGGGTTTGCTGTTTTGGGGTGTTGGACCACCGAGGTCTTGCACACCAGCGAGACTACTACCGTCAGCGCCCAGTTTGGGCATTGGGTCAGCAGGTTTTGCGCCAGCGGTTACACTCGATTCATCCAGAGTTGTTTCAATCTCTTGTGACATTTTGTCTCCTGGGTACAAACGTGCGATATTTGCTATAGTTATTTATAGATTAAAGATTTTTGATGAAGGAGTGAAACGCGGAAAGTTTCATCTCATCCAACTGAGAGCGGTGTGCGTTATCAATTCTTTGCTTGATTTGCTCAATTCTTTGCTCTTGGATTGCGCCTCCAGCAAGAACCCACTCTTTTCCTTCCATAATGCCATTGACAAAAGCGTCAGGGGCGGAAGGATCTGCTACGATATCCGCAGCAGTTGCGAGCATAAAGTCATCAGCGACAACTTTAATACCACCTTCTTCCTTGATAGATCCGAGACCTCTGGAAGATACACCTAGTTTCACACCTTCATCGAGAAGGGACTTAGCGATGTTACCCATGGGGGTATCGAGAAGTCTTGCCTTACCTACGAAGTTATTACCCTCTCTTTGCAGAGAAGTAATCAGGTGGGACACTCTATCTAGGTTAATAGTAGGACCATCAGGATGACCCAATTCACCTAGTGCGCGACCTTTGGAAATGTATTGCTCGTTGTATTTAGCAACTTCACGCTGAAGAGTTTCTGCGCGATACATGCGTCCATTTCTATTCTTGATTTCACCCTGCAGGAAAACACCTTCGATAAAGTGGCGCTTTTTGCCATCCTTACCTTCAGTGATTGTTACCTTAGCGGATTCAATCTCCTCCCTGATCAGTTTCATCTGTAGTTTCCTCTGGTGGTGTATCAGTTACTTCAGTCTCTGCAGATGCTTCGACTTCAGGTGTTTCCTCGGGCTCCTTAAACATAGAGGATCCGATTTCTTGTTTCTTTGCGTCAATTTGATCCACTGCTACGGTTTTCATAGCGGCGTCCACATAATCTGAAAGGTCTTTTTGACCTGCAAACAATGCGTTGACTATCTCAAGCGCAGATTGTGTAGGCATGATTATTTAGAATTCAATAATACTATTTAGAAATCTCCTTTTTTACGATCCGCAGGATCGATGCCCTGCTCCGCGTATTGATCCATCGCTTGCTGCTGAGGATCAACTGGCTCAGGTTGGAGTTGCATTGCCATTTGCTCGTGCTCCATGGCTGGCATTGCCATAGGATCCATGACTTTTCCTTCCGCGATCTCTTTCTCCATCTGCTTATCGACTTCCTTAAACAGGGCATCGGGTTGCTTCAAGATCTGACGACGCATATACTCCAGCGAGAAGTAACGACCCACAAAAGGATCCATCTGCTGCAGCAGTGCCATGCGTGCATTCATGATCTCCTGCTCTTTCAGCTCGGAGAAGTAGTTGTCGGCAATGAAGTCATACTGGATGTGCTCCTTAGCATCATCCCATTCCTCATGAGTGAAGACACCCTTCAGAATAAGTTGAGTCTTGAGCAGATCATTAAAGAGATCTGCAAACTTCTTGCGGAGTCTAACGACGAATTTTTGGAATTTAACTTCATCGCGGGTGATCTCTGCGGATCTACCAACGTTAAAGGAAGAGTCAGATTCCAAACGTGACTCTGGCACGTTGAGTGATCTGTAAAGTTTCTTCTGGAAATACTTTACGTCCTCAAGCTCTCCAAGATTTTGTCCACCTGGGAGCGTAGTGATCTCAGTGCCTCTTCCGCCTTCCCTTCTTGGGAGCCAGAAGTCTTCGAGCATCGACATGAATTTTTTGTCGTCTCGGATTTCCCCTGTGTCTGCATTGTATACAAGTTTGTTTCTATAGCGAGACATCACCTCACGGAGGTATTGCTCAGCCTTTTGTTTGGGTAGATTACCCAC